CACAGCCGGTCTTGGTAAGACTACGGTTGCTAAAGCTCTATGCAATCAGCTAGAGCTTGATTATATTTTGATCAACGGTTCGGAAGAAGGTAACATCGATACACTTCGCGGAAAGATCAAACAGTTCGCCTCGAGTGTATCTCTATCCGGAGGATATAAAGTTGTCATTCTTGATGAGGCAGATTATCTCAATCCACAATCAACACAGCCAGCTCTCCGCGGGTTCATTGAGGAGTTTAGTAACAACTGTCGTTTTATTCTAACTTGTAACTTCAAGAATAGAATTATCGAACCGTTACATTCTCGTTGTGGTGTATATGAGTTTAATACAAGTAAGAAAGATCTAGTCGGTCTTTGTGAACAAATGCTTGCTCGAGCTCTTAAGATTCTCGAGGCAGAAAACGTTGTACACTCTACATCAGATGTAGTGCCTGTAATTATGAAGCACGCTCCTGATTGGCGCCGAGTTCTAAATGAATTGCAGCGTGGATCAGCCGGTGGCACATTCTCCTACAGCGAAAAAGAAACAAGCGTCGACGAACTTTTCACTTATTTGAAAGAAAAAGATTTCAAGAAGATGCGCTCTTGGGTCGCTAACAATATAGATACAGATGCTAGTGCAATTTTTCGATCACTCTATGATCGTATGTCAGATAAAGTTGCACCTCAATCAATACCGCAACTCGTTCTTATTCTAGCTGATTACCAGTATAAGAATGCTTTTGTCGCTGACCACGAGCTGAATGTAGTTGCATGTCTAACGGAGATTATGGCCAATGTCACCTTCACTTAAACTGTACACTCAAAATAATTGTTCTTACTGCGATGCCATGAAGTCTAAGCTTGAGTCATGGGGTTACAAATATGATGTGATTAACATTAGTGAACAACCTGATGCTAAACAATTCTTAAAAGATAGAGGACACAGAGTTGTGCCTCAACTCTATGATAATGGGGTACACCTAAATAAAGTTGACACTCTTCGATTCACGAAAGAAATGTTAGAACACGCGCTTGATTACGATACGTATCAAGGCGGAGTGGAGAACTTTGGATGAAGAAGTTCTGGCGTATATGGGCTAGGACAATAGGGAGTAAGATTAGTGATGATGATCATGAAGCTGACATCGCAGCAGTCATTCGTACTATATGGGTTGTTACTCATATGGTCGCTTGCTTTTTTATCATCGCTCATAATGGGATAAAGATCGGCTGGTTTTAATATGATTAGTGATGATGATTTCAAGTTTCTTTTACTTGAAAGTTGTGATGCTCAAAAGATCTTAGAGATTGGTACTGGCACCGGTAAAAGTACATGCGCACTAGCTGCTAACGGCTCAGAGGTATGGACAGTAGATCGTAACGATATTTACGAGTACTATGGCATGAATAACGTGCATAGGTACAAAATGGAAAGCGAGCAATTCTGGCACGAACTCGATGAATATGATTTTGATTTAGTTTTTGTTGATGGTGATATTGGTTGGGGAGACTGTGAAGAAATCCTAGCACGTACTAAAGAAAACTACAAGATTATTTTTCATGACTATATTGGCAACGAAAAGGGTGTACGTAATATAAATACATTTACTGCACTCATCATGCCGGAATACGAATTTGAAATTAGAAGTGGCGGTAGCCACTGTGGATTGATGGAACTAAATTATGAACCCATTTGAATTTTTAAATGATATTAACTATGGCAAATCGAATATCATGGTAGATGATATTACCGAGAAAGCCTACAACGCGTTCATGGTAAATCGCGGCCTGTCATATTTCAATGACACAGTTCTCATGGCAAATGAGATGAATCTGAATGCGCACCTGGATAATCGCCTACAATTTGATTTTCTTATAAATATAGTACGGAAGAAAAAAAGATTCTCCAAGTGGGCAAAGGCCCAGATTTCTGATGACGTGGAAGTTGTAAAAGAATATTATGGCTATAGTAATGAAAAAGCAAAACAAGCCTGTAAACTTCTCTCGTCTGACCAAATTGAAGAACTGAGAAAGAAGGTTTACAAAGGTGGAAAAAAATAATATTATAGAGTGGACACCTTCCTCAATGCTTGAGGTTACACTAAACGAGCCGGATGACTTTTTAAAGGTTCGTGAAACACTCACTCGTATTGGCGTAGCATCTCGTAAAGAACAGAAGTTATTTCAATCTTGCCATATCTTACATAAGCAAGGTCGCTACTTCATTGTTCACTTTAAAGAGTTATTCTTGCTTGATGGTAAGAAGTCTAACTTAGAAGAAAACGATATTGCTAGGCGTAACACAATTGCTCAACTCATGAGCGACTGGGGTTTGATTACGATTGACGGCAAAAAACAGGTGGAGCCACTGGCACCGCTAAGACAGATTAAAATTATACCGTATAAGGATAAGAGCAAATGGGAATTATGTCCAAAATACAACATTGGTTCAAAGTAAAATTTACTGGTGATTTGTCTCAGCATAGAGCTCATGTTGTAACAGAAAAGAATTTCAGATACGAAGATTTGTGCATGTAACAGGTTTACATTCACGAAAAAAGTATTATATATATTATTGGCATGCGGATTATCCGGTGCCGCTTTAACCTTGCTAGTCTATAGGAGGAACATATGACTGGATTAGTATACCCACGTTCTGGGTTCATCGGTTTTGACCACATCTTCGATCAGCTTGAGAGCATTCACAAGCATGCGAAGGATACCTATCCACCACACAATGTCGTAAAAGACGATGAAATGAAATTCACCGTTGAGATGGCTGTGGCTGGATTCAAAAAAGAACATATCGATATCGAAGTAAAAGACCACGTTCTTACAATCAAGGGCGAGCGTCCATCGCGTCGCGAGCAAGATAGGTATGTCCATAAGGGTATCAGTGCAAAAAACTGGAAAAAGTCATTTAGACTATCGGAATACACCGAAGTCACTGGAGCAGATCTTGAGGATGGGATCCTGGCTGTCAATTTAGAAGTCGTCCTGCCAAAAGAAAAGCAGCCTCGTAAAATTTCAATTGGAAAAAACGAGGAAAACAATGACAACAATGGTACTGAACTACTCACAGAGTCTGCTTGAAGGGCTGTGGAGTGGATTAAAGAAAACTCTTCAAGGTGTTATGATTGGCTACATGATCGCAAGACAAACTGAAGCTAATCGCTTGGTTGCACAACAGTTAGTTAACGCTGGCGAATATCGTCAGTCAGACTACTGGTCTTTGTTGAACGATCTTAATGCTAGAACTATTCAATCTATCCATAAGGAGTTTAAAGATGACTAAACTCAAATCATGGTGGAAGAATCTCTGGCTGGATCCAACAACAAAATACCTATCTCAAGCTACAGATCATGTTGATCTGGAAAATAGAATGAGAGAACTGCAGAGAAAAGGAATCTGGGTTTAATGTGGCCATATACTGAAGAAGAGAACGACGTAATCTCACAAAGATAAATAGAAGGGCAGGCAACTGCCCTTTTATACTTGGAGGTTATCTATGGAGAAATGCAAAAAGTGTGGTCATGAATGTCATTGCACAGAAGGTGAGTGCAAAGATTGTGTAAACGACGTATGCTATGATTGCGATTGCAACAACCAAAGGGATATTCCCGACTCATTTACAAATAGGAATTAACATGAATATCGAACAATTAAGAGAAGAAATTGCAGAGGACGAAGGTGTAGTATATGAAATCTATCTTGATCACCTTGGGCTTCCTACTTTTGGTATTGGTCATCTTGTTACTGAATGGGATGCAGAATACGGAGAGCCGGTTGGTACTCCAGTCTCAGAAGAACGAGTTAACGAGTGCTTCGACACAGACGTCGAAACAGTACTGTCTGACTGCGAAACCCTCTATCCCGACTATTACGATTTGCCAGAAGAAGTACAATTAATCATCGCTAATATGATGTTCAACATGGGCCGGCCTAGGCTTTCTAAATTCAAAGGAATGAAAGCCGGCGTAGATGATCGTGATTGGAACAGAGCGGCTGACGAGATGGTAGACTCTCGTTGGTATAATCAGGTAACCAATCGCGCTGAAAGGCTTGTACAAAGAATGCGTGCTGTTGCATAAAAAGGTTTACAAACTCCTCAAGATTTGGTATAATTATAGTATGAAGTTGGAGGTAGTATGTCTTTTTATACGTCTGTCGTACGTTACGGCAATTCAATATTATATCGTGGCTACAACGCTCACGGCAAAAAAATTTACAAACGCGAAACTGGTTTCAAGCCTGTGTTCTTTACACAGTCTCAGAAAGAAACCGGATGGAAATCTCTTGACGGCGTAAACATTGCGCCTATCGAGATGGACAACATGCGCGAAGCAAAGCAGTGGCTGGAGATGAATCATGACGTCTCCGGCCGCAACATCTACGGAAATAAAAATTACATTCAGCAATACATTTCTCAGCGCTGGCCACGTAATATCGAGTGGAAGCGTGAGTTTATTGACGTAGGTACATTCGATATTGAAACAGAATATGATGATGGCTTCCCACATCCACACGAAGCCAGTCAACGTATTCTGTCTATCACCTATAAATCCAGTAAATCAAAGCTCTACCACGTATGGGGCTATGGTCCTTTCGATACTCAGAAATCTCTCATTCAGCCAGTGCGCTACCATCGCTGTCGTGATGAAGCTAGCTTGCTTGAAAAGTTCCTGACATTCTGGTCTGATGAATCACATTGTCCTGACGTTATCACTGGTTGGAATATTCGATTCTTTGATATTCCATACCTCGTGAATCGTACGGCAAAGATCCTAGGCATTGATTCGTGCAAGCGTTTCTCTCCTTGGGGTATGGTAGACTATCGTAAGGTAGTACGTCGTGGTAGAGAAGAAGAAACTTATGACATCAAGGGTATTGAATGTCTGGATTATCTCGAGCTCTTCCAAAAGTTTGGCTACTCCTATGGCGCGCAAGAATCATACAAACTGAATCATATTGCGTATGTCGTGCTTGGTGATAAGAAGCTATCCTTCGAAGAATCAGGCTCTCTTAAAAATCTCTACAAAGATGATTTCCAAAAGTACATCGACTATAATATGAA